GAAAAACTCACAAAAACTCGCCGAAAAAATTTTCCAGTTCGATCAATTGCCTGATCACTGTTTGGTATGCGCTAAGGCTTATGATAAGACAAACAAGGAAATGGCCAGCACTTGGAATGTTGTGGTTGCGACATCCGATGTTGTTCGCCTGTATTGCCCTGATTGTTGGGGAGCCGCCCGCCGCGTTACAGCAAAGTTTAGAGATCAGATTGAAGGAGATAATAAATAAATGGTTAAGAGACTTTCTAAAAAAGCATTGCTCACGATTTTATCAGGCAAAATCAAAACGCCTGATTCTGATTGTTTTATAAAATTTTACTCAAATGGGTGTCCTTATTGTCACGAATTGGCCCCCGTTATTAAAGAGATGGAAAAAAAGCACGGTAATGGAATCTATTTTTTTGCCTTTAATGTTGGAGATTATGATGAAATCGATAAGCATTTGGGAATTCAAGGGGTCCCGTCGATTGTTTTCATCAAAATTCGCAATAACAATGCTAAGGTATCAATATTGGAGGATGTTCATCCGCCGCACCCACAATTGTGGTATCACCCGGAAAATATTGAAACTTTTTTAAAGGAGCACACCAATGAATAATACGCATTCATACGACGATGTTTTGCTGATTCCGCAATATTCGGATATTCGTTCTCGGTCTGAAATCGATATATCGACTGATTTGGGCAAAGGTGTTGAATTGCAATTGCCCATCTTTGCCTCCCCCATGGATACAATATCAGAGGGGGCGATGGCCACCGCTTTAACTAATCATGGCGCTAGTGCAATCATTCATCGATATAATACTATTCAAGAACAGATGAGCGAGATCAACAAAGTTAACTCTCCGCGGATTGTCGGAGCCGCAATTGGTATTTCTGGCGACTATCTGGAGCGAGCCAGTGCGCTAGTGGACTATGGCGCCGACTTCTTGTGTGTGGATGTTGCCCACGGCCACCACATAATGATGAGAGAGGCGCTACATGAGCTTAGAAAGATGTTTGGCGAACACTATCACATTATGGCAGGAAACGTAGCAACCCTGCAAGGCATTAATGACCTCGCAGATTGGGGAGCTGACTCTGTGAGATGCAACATTGGGGGCGGATCTATTTGTTCTACACGCATTCAAACAGGACATGGATTACCAGGATTACAGACAATCATCGAATGCGCTAAGACAGATAGAGACGTTAAAATTATCGCAGACGGAGGCATCAAGAACTCAGGCGATATGGTCAAGGCCCTCGCAGCAGGAGCCGACGCTGTGATGGTGGGCTCTCTGCTCGCAGGAACCACCGAGACGCCTGGAGAAATTTTTATGGATGCGAAGGGTACTCGTTGGAAAACTTATCGCGGAATGGCCTCTAAAGAAGCTCAAGTGGAATGGCGAGGAAAGTATTCTTCGTTTGAGGGTGTCGCCACTCGCGTGCCCCACCGTGGGCCTGTCGAGCTGATACTTGAAGATTTAGAGAAAGGTATTCGTTCCGGCTTTTCGTACAGTGGCGCCCGCAACTTGCGCGAACTGCAGTCAAAAGCTAAGTTCATTTCACAAACCGCATCCGGCTTATCAGAGAGTCGCGCGCACATCAATACGAGGAGTTGGTAATGTCCGATGACGTGGCCAATCCTCATTTGGATAAGAAGGTTGCGTTTGTTGAGAGCACACACCAGCATGCCAAACTTATCTTAAAGTTGCGACATGATGGTGTTACACAGTCAAAGTTCTTTCGCGCTATGATTGCCGGATATCTTGATGGCGATGAGCGCATACAAAGCTACATTGACGATATGAAGCCGCAGAACAAGAAGAAGAAAGCAAAATCAAAGCAGTTGAGAAACAAAGGAAAGCAGAAGATGGAAGATTTTGGATTGAACGATGGAGAGATAGAGAATATATTCGATCTCATCGAAGAGGAGCACCCTGAGTTATGAAAAAAATAGATGGCTTACGCGAGTGCTCTCGCATATGTATGAAAAAGAAAAAGCAATGCAAGGAAACACATTGTAGATTATGGCAAGATTATCCTGATGAGTATAACTGCACGCTTGTATCAGTATATGAACACGGACCTATGACATTGCGGGAAATAGCAGAACGTGAACATCTTTCATTTGCAAGAATCAAACAAATAGAAACTAAGGCTCTCAAAAAACTCAAGTCGTTAAATTTAATAGGATGTTTTCGATTTTAGTGCTATTATCAAAAGATGTTACTATTTATTTTTGAAGTTTTGTCATTAAACAAGGAGATTTTACAATGGCTCGTAAGAAACTATTAACCGAAGGCGAGATTCGCCAATTTATGAAGCTCGCTAACTTGCGACCTATTGGCCAAGAACGCCTTAGCGAATACGGCATGTCGCCCCCCGGTCAGCGCGACGATGAAGAGGAGCTTCCCGGCGATGAGGGCCCAATGGATCTCGGCGCCGAAGACGCCGCACCCGAGGCGCCTCTTGATATGGCACCTGAAGATGATATGCCTATGGATGATCTTGCTGCGGAAGAGGGCCCAGAAGTCGATGAGGAACTCGCACAAGAATTAGCGCAGGGTTTCGCTGACGTGATTGGTGACGTCCTAGGGGTTGCCGTGGAAGTCGAGGGAGACGCCGCGCCCGTAGAGGATGAAGTTGTTGACGATATGGAGGCCGCAGTTGACGTTGCACCTGAAGGAGGTGAGGATGCTGGTGTGGACGATGCGCTCGGTGGAATGGAAGGCGAACTAGATGAAGATCCTCCCGGCTCTCGTATGTACGAGAACCAGGATCAGATTGTTGCCGAAGTTGCCAAAAGAGTGGCGGCGCGCCTTCAGCGTGAGTCTCGCAAAGAGCAAATGGTCGATCAGTTAGCTGAACGCATCATGAAGAGACTTACAAGCAAGTAGGTTGACATACCTATCTAACTATGTTAATATTAACCACTGGGTAATTCCAGTGGTTATTTTTTTGAGGTGATTATGGGCCCTTGGTGGTTATATATATTGGTTTTTATGTTTGGGTATTTTACTCATAAAACCTTCTATTTCTTGCGTTCTCTGAGAATAAGCATTGGTTTAATACGAGTATCGCAACTAGTTAGTTTAGCTGTACTGGCGAAATCTATGGAGAACTTTTATTACTCTCATACCGCGCGCCTTCGACATATGCGAGAGCACGACGAGAGCGAAAAAGCAATCAGAGAGGTTCGCCGTTCGTTCAATGCAGAAATTAAGTCATACAAAGAGAGGACGATAAAAGAAATGTTAGATCTTCATCCTAAATTTTATGACCCAATCATTAATTTTGATAATTGGAAGAGCGGAATGAGCTATTTAGAAGAGAACAAGGTGTTCGTGTTAAACTTACTTTCACAGGATAAAAATGATAAAGAAAATTCTTGACAAAATAGTGGCATCTGACGATGACCAAAAAATTGTACTTTTAGATCCTGCCGCATTAGGCGCCGGGTCGCCTGAGCCAGATCTGAGAATCATCGGAATGTTCTGCGATGTTCACGAAGAAAAGGTGGCAGAAGTTATTCACGCAATGCTGTATCTAAACGAGATGAACAGATTGCAGCAAAAGCCAGAACTAAAAAGACCGATTGAGTTTTACCTATCAACATATGGCGGCAGCGCCGACGATATGTTCGCGCTATATGATATTATGCGCACCATCCGTCAAGAAACAGAGATACACACATTGGGGCTTGGCAAAGTTATGTCGGCTGGTGTGTTATTGTTGGCTGGTGGCACGAAAGGCAAACGCCGTATTGCAAAGAACTGCCGAGTTATGATACACTCAGTGGCTGCTGGTAACGCTGGAGCGCTCCACGATTTAACAAACGAGCTTGAGGCCATCCAAGATCTTCAAGATATGTACACAAGCTGCCTGGCTGCTGAGACAAACTTGACCGAAGGCGACATAAAAGACATGTTGAATCGGAATGTTAATGTTTATTTATCTGCGACTGAAGCAGTTAAACTTGGAATTGCCGATATCATTGTATAGGAATTAAGAAATGTCAGATTATATTAACGATATGTTTATTGAAGTGAGAACACAGTCTAAAAAAACAGACAAAAAAATCAGCGCTAACACACTGATAGAGATGATCGAGCAGACTATGAACTCGCTCAACGCTGCACACATAAAGACAGCAGGCTACTCATTGACTGAAGAAGAAGACGTTATTGATATTACTGGCGAGGATGAAGACACCGAAGACGTGCAGACAATCCGGCGTCCAGTTGTTAAAATTACAGAGGCTTGGGGAAGCCCAGGAAATATTGACAGACAAGTTATGGAGTCGTTGCTTTCTCAAATTGAAGGTGGCAATGTTCACGATAAAATTGAAAGCGTCAACAACTTTGTAAATAATCCTCCTGCTGAACTTGGAGGAGATATCTCTAAGATTATGTCTTACTTAATCTTCTTGGATACATTTGCTAGCATCATTAACGATTACGGCGCATCAGTGAGCGGCTTCCTTTTTGAAGCTTTCCTTGCTGCTTTGTTTGGAGGCACTTCAATTCAAGTAGATGATCCCGAGCAGGTTGGCGCAAAGGGCTCTCTACCGATTGAGGACAACCAGCTGTTTATGCAACTTAAAGCACAGTCTGAAGATCCTGATGCAGAGCCTAACTGGGACATTGTGCCCTATAGTCTTAAAGTTCTAAGACAAGATGGTGTTGTACACGGATCTTTCAAGAACTTGGTTGATTTCTTTCTCGACCCTGCGCCCCAGCGTAAGTCTGACTCGGTTGTATACTTGGTTGTTATCAAAGAAGGCAAGAAGGACAAAGAGGGCAAGAATGTTGCGACAGGTAGACTGCACTTCTATGAATTTGAATTGACTCGCGAAAACTTTATGCAGATGATTGGCGCGCCAACAGAAGTAAATGTATTTGGATACGTCCCAGTTACGCTGCCGCGCAATGCAAAGCAGCCTAATGTTGGTCAGTATTATTTTGAGAAGGAAGACGGCAGAGGCTCATTGAGAAAAGCAGCCGCAGAATTCCCATACGGCAGCAAAGATATGCCGTTATATAAATACTCTGAAGATGAAGCTCCATCGCCAGGAGAGAGAATCGCGAAAGGCACCGAGGTTTTAAGACTTCAGGTTGTGGGGACAGAAGACGTGATTAAAGGTACTGCTGAAAAACTATATACGCCCGAACAGCATAAAGACATTATGTCTAAATTTGGAGGTGCTGGCGAAAAAGCAGAGATCGATCGAGCAGCATTTGCCGCACTCAAACAAACCAAAGGCTACGGAAGCAAAGTTGCTGGTGGCGCTCAATGGTCAATCACCAAAAAGGAATACTCTAAAGGTTATCAGGGTACATTAGATCTAAACACTGAGAAGATCGAAGCCAAGGCGGTGGAGTATACCAGAACTCTAAACCAAAGTCTTGTTAACATCTTTAATGCGTTGGGAGATCTGACAGACAATATCAATAGCTATTTTATCGCTGGGGATGTATCACAAGGCGTTGAAGCCAAGACTAACGCCACAAAACTTAGGGACGCGGTTAACGATGTTATCCCCGAAGAAGCAATCGAACAAAAAGCCGCAGAATAACCTTGACAAAATACTCAATCGAGATTATAATATAAATCTAACCATATGAGGGACTAATGAGCAGAGCTTATGATGATAATCAAACTCTACAACAGAAGATTATTAAGGGTGCAAACGTACTGGCAGACAACGTAGCGTCAACACTTGGACCGAAAGGTCGCAATGTTCTGCTAAAAGAAAAAGACAAACAACCATTTATTACCAAGGACGGTGTGACAGTCGCAGCGTTCGTGGCATTAGAGGATCCATTTGAAAATGCAGGCGCTCAAATCTTACGTCAAGCGGCTATTGAAACGAACAACGAAGCAGGAGACGGAACCACAACTTCCACGGTCCTTGCGCGAGCCATCTTGCGTGAATCCCAGCGATTCATTGCATCCGGTA